TGATGTTCCGCCGTATAAATAGGCATATCCGGGATCAGGTGTAATTTTCGCAGGGTATGGTGATACAGATAAAACACCTGTTGTTACTGCCAAATCCAATATCCCATCTACAACATCAATGGTTCCCTGAGTCCCGGTCAAACCCTGAGAGCCGGTGATCCCCTGATTCCCGGTTAAGCCTTGGCTTCCTGTTACTCCCTGCCTTCCCTGAAGACCTTGAACGCCTTGAGCGCCGGAGAATCCTTGCGATCCGGTTGTTCCCTGCAGGCCGGTAATGCCCTGAGCTCCCGTGGTGCCCTGTATGCCATAAGTTCCTTGACGGCCTTGTATTCCTTGAACTCCCTGTATGCCGATAGTACCCTGCACACCAGTGCCGGTTAATCCCTGTGATCCAATAGTGCCCTGAATGCCGGTTGTCCCCTGACGGCCTTGTATCCCCTGAAGTCCCTGCAAGCCGGTGCTCCCCTGCGCTCCGGATGTCCCCTGTGCCCCTGTGGCACCCTGAATGCCGGTTCCGGTAAGCCCTTGCGATCCGGTTGTCCCCTGCCTCCCCTGAAGGCCTTGGGTTCCCTGTGTGCCTGTTCCTGTCGCTCCCGTCATCCCCTGCGAGCCGGTTGAACCCTGACTCCCGGTCGCCCCTTGGCTTCCGGTTGTTCCCTGACTCCCGGTCGCCCCTTGGGAGCCGACAATTCCCTGAATTCCTAAAGCGCCTTGGATACCTTGGACGCCTTGGGTTCCCGCCCCGGTTGTCCCTTGGGCACCTGTCGTCCCTTGGGTTCCTGTTCCTGTAAGACCCTGCCTTCCCTGAATACCCTGAATTCCTTGCACGCCTTGACTACCGGTAAAACCTTGACTGCCGGTAGAACCTTGAGAGCCTGTCGAACCTTGAATTCCCGTACCGGTGATTCCTTGCACGCCCTGAGAGCCTGTAGTTCCTTGCGTTCCTGTACCTGTCGATCCCTGACTTCCTACGGCGCCTTGCGTTCCTGTAGCTCCCTGAGAGCCGGTGATCCCCTGATTCCCGGTTAAGCCTTGGGAGCCTGTCACCCCCTGCGAGCCGGTCAAACCCTGAGAGCCGGTGATCCCCTGATTCCCGGTTAAGCCTTGGGAGCCTGTCACCCCTTGGCTTCCTGTTACTCCCCGCCTTCCCTGAAGACCTTGAACGCCTTGAGCGCCGGAGAATCCTTGCGATCCGGTGACGCCTTGCAATCCCGTCAATCCTTGAATTCCTTGGACTCCCTGAGTCCCTACCCCAGTCGTCCCCTGAGTTCCTGTTGTTCCTTGGCTACCTATCGTACCTTGACTTCCTGTTGTTCCTTGGCTACCCTGTATTCCTTGAAGTCCTATTAAACCTTGAATACTTTGTAATGAAGTTTCAACAATTTCTTTAAAGTTAAGATTACGTGCATCTATTTCAACGTAAAAACCTTTTTCAGTACCGAAACCGATTGCTTGTTCAATTTCATATTCTTTGTAAGTTGGTTCAGTTACCATCTTTCCCGGGTCTGTTGGTGAAAGCCAATAATACTGCCCTACCTCACAAGGGAATATTTCTTTAGGTAAATAACCGTTACTAATATATTTGAAAATATCAATATCAATTATTTCTGTAATAACTCCAATCGCAGTTGCGTGTTCAAGTGTATCTGCCTGTGCAAGATAATAGTCGACGTCACCTTCTGAATCTCCTTGTACCGCACGAATTACATCACCTACTTCCCAAGGAGTAATAGGGGCTGATTTAAGAACTGCAATATTTAATTGTTCTGCTTCGTCTGTTCCGGGAGTTAAAGGTTCAATAATAGTTGCTGTTTTTGTGGCTTCAGTTATTGCTGGGTATGCTCTTGAATCGTGGATTAATTCAATTAATTCAGCTTCAATATCTCCTGTCCTAAAATTACGGGTATAACTTGAAAAAGTATAATATTTTGATTGAATGATTAAAATATGTTCAAAATCAATTTGGAAAGTGCGGTCAATTATAGTACATCGTAAAAAGTTTTTATATTTCATTCTATTGTTTAGAATATAAATAGAATTGATATCTATAATTTTACGTTCGTCAACACCCCCACGCCTATCCCAATATTGAGTTAAATGTAAACCCCCTTTAGGCATCATTAAAGCAGCAGAATCCGCTGTACTGACACCATCAAATAATTGTAATTCTTGTTCTAAATCTTCAAACCCATTATTTTCAATGTTTACTTGATAATAAGTTGGTTTAGAATTTACATTTGTGGGATTATATTCATTACCGGCCCCATCCCATATAGTAATTTCAAAATTACGTAATTGAATACCTAAAGCATCAAACTGTTGTGCCCCACGTAATGAATCTACAAAAAATTCAAAATTATAATCTCCTTCTTTTGTAATTAATAAATTAATATGATTTTTTGTATCAAAAGTAATATACTTAGGAACCTGTACTCCGTTTACATCAGGAGAATAAATAGGTGTTCCTAAAGATAAATAAGGACTCCAAAAATTATCTTTTTGTACTCTAATTTTAATATCAGTTTGACTTAACTTACCATCAGATTTAAAAATATTTCCATCCCATTTATTCCAAAACCAACAATAAAACTCTCCTTTAAATCTCAAGTATGTAGTCTTACCATCTTCAGGAACTATATGTATTGCAGTTTTTAATCGCATCCACGGTTGGTCAGTATCTTCAATTAAACACCGTAAAGAACCATCAGTTTGCTCTATACGCGATTTCCAATATGCTTCAGGTTGATTTGAAAATTCCCAAACATTTTCCCAATCAGTAAAATCAATACCAACATTTTCACCGGCGTTTGTATTTATAATTGTAGAAGTAATTGATCGTAAAGGATGTATTTTTTGCTGTTCTACATACGGTGTAAATAATTCACTTGAAATATCTTTAAAAACATCAGTTTCTAACGTGCTTGAAGTTGGTGCAATTATATTGTTCCAATCATATATATGAGTTAATGAATTTGAATTTTTTACTAATTCAAGATGATTTACTATCGTATAATACCCTTTATGTTGAAATAACTTACAATTAAATGTTTTAAGACAGTATTCAATAACATCCCAACATTTAATAGGTTCTATGATTTCTTCATCTTCTTCTACCGTAATATTATAAAACCGTTTAGCATTGCAATAAGATTCAGAAATAGAACAAGTAGTAATGGTATATCCCGTAAATTCACTTGGAAAAGTATTTACTTGAATCTTAAATGGTAAGAATATATTTACAGGTGTGAGCGCATTTTTTATAGCTTCCAATAAAGTTACCTGTCCTGTTACAGGGTCTACTCCAGGAATACTAAAATCAATATCTTTTAATTCAGCAAGACCATCCGTAGCAGACAATTCAACTTCAATATAAGGTGGATTAGTTTCAAACCTTTTGTACATATTTTCCGGTTTGAGATAGCCTAAAAATAACGTTACACCACCTTTAGAAAATCGAACATACCATTCTTTATATTGACTTTCAAGCAAATCATCTATTACTGCTATATCAGCACGTGGTACATAAAATTTAAAGACAAGTTCACGCCCTTGGATAAAAGTATGATCCCAACTATTCTTATCACCACCACCATAAGTTAATTGAACAGGATTAGCATCACTATATTTTATTTGATAAGAAGTTGGTAAAACTCCTGACCTGTATATTTGTATAAGATATTCTTCTTCATTAATATCTTTAAACTGATGATACAGTCTATCATATCCAGATGAACTCATTAGAATGAATTTTTGTAACGACGTGAAACTTCTTTCATAACATAATAAAGGTCACTACCTTTAGTAACTCCTTCAACAACAACCTTAACCTCCATCTCACGATTCTCAAATTCAGGAAGTTTATTTGGAGGAACAACCATTTCACCAGAACTTAACAATGCAGGATAGGTGTCTCTTGGATATCCTGCTGGTACAACACCCCCCATAGCCATTCCTGGAACTTTCTCTAAATCAGGTCCTTTATCCAATAAAGATTGAGCAGCAGAAGCCAATGCCACAAGGGTCATCCCTGCTACAACAGCACCAACACCTGTCCATCCTATTGCATCTAATGCAATCCTGGCCGTTCCAAGCCCAATCATAATCTCACCAAACTGTTTAGCAAAATCAAACATTACTGAAAGAATACCTTTAAAGAGATTACTCATGGCATCTTCTTCTCCGGCAAATACTTTACCCAAACCTTCTCCTATTGTTGTAAATAAACTGGTAAATGAGTTTTGTATCAGGTTAGCAACTTCTCTGGCTGCCTCCATCTTCTTTAACTCTTCTGTACCTACCCGAATACCCTCAATCCATTTTTTAAGAGATTCAATATCACCACTTTCAATAATTTTACCAATATCAACATTACTTAATCCTCTCAAGTATTTAGTAAACATTGAGATTTTTAAACCATTTGTATCTGCTATTCCTCCAAGTAAATTTGCTTTTGTTTGAATATCATCTAATTCATATTGAAATTCTTCACTTGCTTTCTTTATGTTTAATGTTTCTAAAAAAGATTCCCAATTAACTAAACTGCCCATCCCCTCAACACTTGTTTCTCCAGGGGCAAGATTTTTCATTTGTTCTTTTAGTTTCTTGATATACTCTATCGTGAACTCTATTTGTGCTGCTGTCTTGTCAAAACTTTTACCAAGATTGTTTGCATATATATCTGTGGTTGCTAAATCCTTTGAAAAATCTTGTTGCAGTTTTAAAACCTGTTCAGTATTACTCTTATAATTACGAATATCATAATCAAGTTGAGCCCACGTCTTTAAATTTTCTTCTCCAACATCCTTCATTGTTTCTTTAAACAATTCTGCCACAGCCGCTACATCTTTAATATTATCATAAACAGTTTCCAAACTTTTAGTTTTGATTGAAAACATATCTTGACCTTCTAACTCTCTTAACTTCTTTATCGTTGTGTTAAGTAAATTTGCTTGGTCAATAATTGTTTGGTAACTATCTCCTGTTTTTTCACTTTCTTTATTCTGTACATACATTTGAATATTAAAATCTTCAAATACCTTTGCAAGTTCTCCCTGCAACCTTTTAAGTTTTTCTAAGTCAGTTTCTAAATCATCAGGAATGATATCAGGTGGGGCTACACCTGTTATTTGTATTTCTTCGATCCCAAATACTTGATCAGATAATGATGAAATTGTTTCTTGTAACCAAGATACACTTGTTTCAAGTGTAGTAACTTTCTTTTGAGTTGCCTCGGCCAACCAATCTGCTTGTTTAAAAAGATTGGTTATTCCTGCAACAGGACCAATTAATGCTGTGGCTGCTAAACTCCTTGGAATAATTACCTTTGCTTTTTCCTTATCGGACAAACCTTCTCCTTGTGCAATCTTATCTTGCAATTCAAGTTGTTCTGCCATTTTCTTAACAATCAGTTGCTCTGCTGCTTGAAGTGTGTATTTCTTCTTCAACATACCCATATAGGTATTAATCATATCAGCAGCCTGACCTGTACGAACTTTTTCCTCAGTTAATCCTTTATTATAGATTTCTTGTAACCTTGTGGCTTCTTGTAATGCTTCTTCCCTTTCTGTTTTTGTTCTCTTTTCATCCTTAGAAACTTTAATTAACTTTTCAATCTCTTCTTTTTCAACAATTATACCACCCGTATAAATGGACATTGTTTTATTCAATTCACGTATTGCAACAGCCCTTTGTTCCTCGGATGAAGTATTATTGTCCAATACTCTTTTTAACCTATCAAGATGAGCAATTTCTTTAGATACAGAATTATTAACTTCAGTAGATATTTCATTACTAATTTTTTCAACAGCACTTAATTCCTTCTTTTTATTAATCAATAAAGCAAGAGCAGTTACCACAGCACCAATTGCTAAAGCCACCCATCCCCAAGGAGTAGCTGCTATTACCTTATTAAGGACTTTTGTTATTGCTACCAATTTTGTTTTATTTCCTGTAACATACGCAATTTGATAAGCCCATGCTAAATAAGCAATTTTTTGAAGATTGATAACGGTAGTTAATAAAGAACCTGCTTTTGTCATTAACCCCATTTGTATTATCACTGTTCTAATAACATTCCTCAAGGTTGTCAATGACAATATAAGTGGTCGTATCGTTACCGTTATTAAAAGGTTAAGGATTAACAATAGAGGGCCTACGGCAGCGGTAAATCCTAATACCTTTATAATTAATTCTTGTGTAGGTTTACTCAATCCTGTAAACCAATTTCCAAGGTCTCTAATCTTTCTTGTTATATTTACAATCGTAGGTAAAAGCATTTCCATAATTGCCTCACCAAATTTAATTAATGTTGCTTTAGCCTCTGCCATCGCAGCATTAAATTTGAATTTAGTGGTTTGGGAAATAATCTCAAAGGCAGCGGCTGTCGCACCTAATGAATTCTTTGTATCATTAAATACCCCAATCGTTTCTTCCAGATTAGCACCAAGCAATGAAGTTACACCCATGAACGCACGTATATTTGGAAATATTTGTCCTAAGGCTTCCTCATTCGTCCCAATCTTTTCTTGAAGCATTTGCAAGGTATCTATCAATCCATCACTTCGCAAAGAATTTCTGACATCTTGTGCTGTTAATCCAAATTGTGCTAATCCTTTCTTTACTTGATTTGTTGGTTTAAGAAGAGTAAATAATGTTTGACGTAAATACGTGGAAGCATTTGCCGCAGGAATACCATATCGTGTCATCGCCGCAATAGCACCTCCAACTTGGTCAAAATGTACTCCTAATTTGGCAGCAACAGGAATAACAGTTGCAAAGGCTTTTACGAGCTCAGCCGGTTCTCCTTTGCCTTCCCTTACGGCAACAGTTAATACGTCCGCTGCTTGAGCCGCTGTGATATTGGCTTTCCCATAGGCATTTATAGCAGACGTTACAATATTAGCAATATCTTTTGTTTCCCCTAATCCTGCCGCTGCGGTCATTGCTGAAATTTTCATTACTTCCATTGCTTCAGCAGACTTAAAACCGGAGGAAGTAATAAAATATAAGGCTTCTGCTAATTCTTGCGGAGCCTTACCAAAACTTGAAGCCATTTCCAAGATTTGGTTTCCCCACTCTTGTACCGTGGCACCCGAGATACCTACTAAACCTTCAATCTTAGCAAGTTCATATTCAAAATCAGCAAATGTCTTTACCGCAGCAATTCCTAATAGAGTCACAGGTAAGGTTACGTATTGTGTCAATGTGCGACCAAACGTAACCATACCTTGCTCTAAAGTCTTAAAAGCAGATTGAGTGTGAGTCATCGCAGTTTGTAACCTTCGCAAGTCGTGTTGTGCTGCCGTCAACCCAGAGGTATTAGCACCAATGATAACCATTAATGAACCTAAACTACTCATACTTTTCTTCTTTTAACTGGTGGAGATTGTTCTGTCTTTTTATTCTGTGACGCTGCTAAACCAAGAAGAATATTTTTCATTTCTTCAACACTTTGTTGTTTAGGTTCAGTTTCTGCTCCTGTATCCCATTGAAGTTGAAAATCTTCTATCTTAGTCATTTTAGATCCTTTCTTTCCATAGGCTTGTATCATCAAATTCGTGATTAACGAAGCCATATAAGAAAACTTAAAATCATTTCTCCATTCACCTACTGGATCAATATTATTATATACCTCCCACTCTGCTAATTGTTTTGCGGTTAATTGTTCCAACAATCTATCAGGATGGATAATCCCTAATTCTCTACAGAGTCTGAATTGGAACTGTCGTTCAGGTCTGCTTCTGAGTTTTTTAGGATTTCCTCCTTATCTGCGGTAGTAATTGCATTTAACCTTTGTGCAGTTTCCACAATCTTTTCCAAATTAGAAGCACTCATCATTTTACTGAGATTTTTTACATCCCCTGGTTCAAACACAAGATCTCCCTTTTCATCACAAACGGTAACAACTGCTAACTTTGCACGGAAATCTTCAAGTATGGTTTCATACGTCATTGTACGATTCCGGTCACCACTTGGTTTTTGTTTTAACATGGACTGTTCCCAAATATCTTTTTCGTGTCCGGTCATTTCACGCACATATACAAAACCTTTAGATAATTCAACTTTTTCAATTTTTAAATCATCCCTCTGTAAAAGCATTTCCTTTGTTAAAAAAACTGATTTTTTCATTTGATTAATTTTTTAAGAATTTATAAACTAAAAATAACACTTGATTAGTGATATAAAGGTTAATTCGATGAACCACTACCGGAATTGACGGTCACTTTTCCGGAAACCTTAATGGTTACATTGGCGGTGATTTTATCATCCGTAGGAATTTCCAACGGTAACTCAGTTACAAAACCACAGAACTCAAACGATGTGTTTACATCATCCGGAAGAACAATTTCATAGTAATGAGGGGTATCATCCTCAAAATCCGACAACATCTTATCGTAAGATGTGCGGGTAAAGTTCATAGTCAACGAAACGGTTCCACCATCTCGAAAACCTGTAATAAACTCACGGAATCCACCAACCGAATCTAAGGAAGTTACATCAATAAAATCCCTTGTCATGGATGGACCCGAAATACTGTTAATTTCAGCTATCTTTTCCCATATGGAACCAGACCAGCGTTGAAATACAGTTCCTACTCCTGAAATAGCATTGCTACTACCTACTACACAACCCATAATTATTTACCTCCTTTTAAAAATTAATTTTTAATTTCATCTTCGTTGTAAATAGAAATTAATTATAAATCGCACCCTTTGATTCTTGTCATAGTCCAAAAGAGCCGGACCACTTGAACAACGAATTAAGGTATATAGAGCACCATTCCACGTCTCATTTGCCCGGCCGTGAAGAATGTTCTTTATATTGGTAATTACATCCCAACCTTCCAAATACTCATTAGCACGTACACGTATTTGAATAGTAGGATATTCATAGACTTCCATTCTATCGAGAGTTAATTGAGGAGCCATTATACCTGTCTCAAATATGGAAATAACATTTTGTGGTTCCGCAGGTTCTTTTCCTACGTGAATAGGAAACAGTTCCAACACACAAGATGAATTCTCTTGAGCAAAATACTCGAGCATCTCTTTAATATCTACTGAAGGTGCATTCATAATTTTATTATTTTACACTCACTTCGTCTGCAATAATATCTAACATCTCTTTTTTATCTGTATTCAAATGTATTTCAAACCATTTAGCTCTGGATCCTATACGTGTCCATTTTACAACGCCATACGGTGGTTGTGTCATTTCATGAACATAAGCTGCATAATTTGCCGTATAACCAATTTTAATCTGTGGATTCTCTGGACTGTTATTATGATCCACCACTCTCCAAGAATTACGTAAAACACCAGTATCAACAGGAACCAAAGGTTCATAAGTTTCCATATTATATTGGAGTTTAGCGGCAGCCATTTTCAATCCTGCAACTGTTCGTTTCTTCATATTGGAAATCTCACGATTAAGATTATCCCGAACTTGACGCATCCCAGCAAGACGCACATAAACACCTGCACCATTATTCATTCGTGCTATATTTGTTCCAGGAAAATAATTTACAGCCATTTTACAGATTTATTTACCTTGATCATATAACCAAGCAGTTCTTACAAATTCATCAGTTTTACGTACCATAGGAATTCTATCAAACCTATGTATAATATAAGCATTTGAAATCGTTTTTGGTTTACTTGTATCATACCCACTTAAACTTGCAAGAGTACCACGATACAAATATCCTTGTAAATCTAAGTCACACAAGACAAGGACACTTGCTTTAGACAACAACAAGTTTCCTGGAAATCCAGTGCTAAACCAACCTATATTCACTTCGCTCTTTTCTTCCCAACGACATTTAATTTCTACAGGTGTGTCAAAGGTAAACCCACCGTACCCATCATTTTGTGGATTCCCCCAATAAACGGCTGTTTCGACACAGAACCGTTTTGCTACCTTTTCAATTCCTTTACCAGACGGAGTCGTTAGTGCCATTTTTAATCAAAATTAGGTATTGCCTTTATCCAAGCAAAAGATTTACCTTTTACTATTGCATTTAACGTACCGGAACTATCTAAAGTCACTGCCATTTGACCATAGGTCGTTCCTAACAATCCTTCTCCCCATTTACCAGCCCATTCAATCATTGCAGTACCTGCCTGTTCCTTTTTGGATTGTCTTTCACGTGTTGAGACAATCATATGGGCAGACATCCACATCTCTATCTGGGTTAATAATTCTGTGCTTAATCCTTTCGTACCAAGCAAGGCTGTTACGAAAACATTTGCACTATTAATAAACCCTTCGATAACATCTTCATCTAAATCTGTATCATCCAGGATATTTATTACATTATCAACGGTTGTTCTCATACCATTACCTCCCTACTTTTGTTTAATAAAGGATCAATTATACTTGGAATTGTATTATTCCACTTTAGTCCAAGCCATTCGATTGTTTCATAAATTTGTTGATAATCACCAGTAACCATTCGTTCCGGCCATATAATACGACAATTAAGCCCTGCTTCAATCATTTGTACAAAACGCTTTTCGTATTCGTGTACCCACCATAACCACGCTTGTCCTTCGTTTTCAAAAAGAAACTCGCTACGAATAACGGGGTCTTTAAAAATACGCATATATCCGGTTTTAATACAAGACTGAATAACATCTCCGGTACGACGACGAACAATCAACCACTTTGCGTCAGGATAAGCATAGTTCCAAACGGGCCATAAACGGGTCAAACCACTATGTTTAACCATCCAAGGCTTTCCTAAGCCTTTTTGGGCTACCAAAACCCTGTTAATACTTTTACCCCAATTAACCGGAATTTGTAACGTATCAACGTCTGGTAGCCCGATAGGGCTTAAATCTAACAACTCGTTATTAAACCCTACGATAGTTTGGTTTTCAAACATATTATTGCAATAGCCCGACCATACACCACAAAGATCAAGTATTCTTGCAATCAACGTACTACCTGAACGTTCAACTCCTGTTATTAAAATTGGGTTGTTTTTCATTGTATATAATATTTATAATCTTCCCCCATAAATTCTTTCAACTTAGATAAATCTGCATCTTTAATACCTGTAAAACCGTTACCAAGTTTATGCCCTGTTCCTATACCACTCCGTCCAGGCATTCCTTTTATACCGATAGCTAATTGCAAATTGATAAATAAATTTACGGATTTACCTCGTTCCCGAGCCATCTTCCAAAACTCAACATCTATCCATTTATGGTGTAAACAATCCTCAAACAAAGATAAAGCATTAATTGAAAAACAGGTTTCAAATAAACTCGCATGACGCATTGCACTATTCCCATTCCTATGAATCTTATAAACCCTATTTTTAATGTTGTAATAAATTGAATTGGATTGACCAACAACATCATACCCTTTCAACTGTTTTAACATTTCCTCTAAATAAGTAGGTTTATAATAATCATCATCCTCAATAATAAATATTCCTTCAATCCAACCTTTGGGTAACGCTTTAATTATAGAGACAGCTGCTTTAAGATTTCTACCCTGCGTATTGTCTTTTTCTAACCATGCAGGTCTCGGATAACGTTTAAGTATGTTCCAATTATTACGAAAATTGTCTTTTAATATTGCTGTGGTTTTAGGTAAACAATCATCAATAACAATCCATAATACACGTCCTGTATAAGTTTGTCGTTTCATCCATTCCATACATAGTTTGAATTGATGTGGACGACCTCCTGTTGGTGTAATAAGTACAATCATTTGAACATATTAAAAAGTTTCGTATTCCTTACGTCTACCAATTTTTCTTTTTCCCAAATCCAGTTTTTATCTTGTGCTGGTTTGTAATGGATTCCGTGTCCTTTGTTCTCACCTAATTCCCATGCTTTCTTTCTACGATTAAATGTTTCTTCCCTTTCTTGTGCAGGTTTACACATTCCATAATTAATAAGTAAACCATCACTAAAATGAACTCTTTTTGTATGTAAACGTAAAGCATCCGGTCCAAAGGAAAGGCTGTCATTATATTTAGCAACCATTTGTAAACGACGTCCTATGGTTACATAAAAATAATTCTTATGGAAAGGTAACTTAAACTCTTCTCCTGTATTATATGCCGTACAATGATTAACTTCAATCATATTACAATTTTTACCTTCTGCTATTTTGATTTCATCAATAATACCTTTAGGGAAAAAATAGTAAATATCAATCCCACAATACAATACCCAATCAGGTTTAATTTTTTGAACAGCTTTGGTTAATTCAAAGTTTAATTTCTGTAACAAAAATGATTCGTTGGTATCAGTTCTTATGGTGGGTATTTTATTCTCCATTAACCACTCATAAGTTCCGTCAGTTGAAAAATTATCATTAATCAAAAGTTCACAACCCTGACTACGATAATATTCCACCATATATGGAATATACTGTCTTTCATTATAACAATTTGATGCAACCAATATTTTCATCACATAAATTTTAACCAACTTGTATCAACATAATTTTTGTCTGGTACACCAAGAACTTCATCTACGGCTTTTACAACCATATTTTCATAGGCTTTTGCGTAATCATGTCCTGCTAAAATACCTCCTTTTTTGAGTACTTTTAAAGAACTTAAAATATCTTTTTTCACCCAATCGTATGTATGATCAGCATCAATGTAAATAAAATCAACTTCCGGTAACTGTCCTACAGCTTCTTCCATAGTCATTTTCAATTTGACTACATCATATTCTTTTACCTGTTCATCAAATATAGGTTCTGCAAATCTAATCCAAGTACCCGGGCACCACGTATCAACAGCATACAATTTCTTTACCTTACCTGATTCTAAAAATAATTTAGCACTATCACCACGAAAACAACCAACTTCAATCATTGTAATTCCTTCAGGTAAATCGGCAATCAAAGAAAGTAAACCTTCCTTTAAAAGACCTTCCCTTGCCGAAATCATAACCTTTTCCTCATCTGACATAAATTCGATAGGTTTTTTACTCTTTGGTTGTGGTGGTGCTGGTACAAATTTACGAGTGCTCATATTATTTTTTAATTACTAATTGGCCCAAATCATAACATTCTAATTTCTCAGAACAAAGTACAGAATCATAAACTGCTTGGGCTAATTCTTTATTTACTTTCCCAATGTTTTTTGATTCTCTTTCAATAGCATTTTCAATATCCTCTACGGTATTCCAAGGAATACAATTTGGAAGTTTAAGAATATTATTTACTACTGAAATTCCACGTAATCCTAATTCAACAATTCCAAATCCACCACCAGCATAATTACATAACTGTAATCCAACAAATGTTTGAGCATAGGCTTCATCCCTCGGTCCATTACGCCATTCATTTGCAGGTATGGTATAATCAGCGACTAAAAACGGGTATTTAGTTTTTACCTGCTCTAAGGTTTTGCTACCATAATATACAGGGCTATTCTTGTTCACATAACTGTAAACCTTACTGCCAAGTATTTGTGGATTTATTGTATCATTAATAGCCCACCGAATTAAAGAACAACCTAATCCTTGTTCTTCAAAATACGCTTTAATATTTGGATGTGGCGTGACATTGATGATTTTACTGTTCTTAAAAACACCTAAATCTCTCCACTTCTTTGAATCCAACCCTTCCCATTGAATTACTACAATAGAATGATGTTCTAAAATAACTTTTAAATCATCCGTATTATAACACCCAAATACAACCAAAGGTTCATATTTATCATGCAATGATTCTAACTTGTGCATTTCCAAAAACTGGAAAGCATCCATTGAACTTGATTTATATCCTTGTTTAATTTTCATACTCGTAAAGCCTCTTTTAAGGACATTTTAGGAAATTCATTAATAGCACTTTCAGGATTAACATTTATAATTTGTATGCCTAAACTTTTAGCATCCCTCGCAATAGCAGGGAAGCCTTGTAAGTGCCTCTGAAACGGCAGACTCCGAACGTTCTTCGGTTGCCCGTTTACATTGTACACACTATGAAAATGTTGTGAATTCGCCGTGTCTAAGCGCATATCAAACCCCAAAAGAAATATACGTTTTGCCCCTGTGTGTACGGCTACACTTATTGCGGCAGCCCCACTATTCTTGTTCCAACTTACAGTTTGAGGTGTAGGTGAGATTCCAGCAGGACGAGTAGGATTTCTACTTAAATACTTCACCCAAGGAAATTTATCAGTTGATGGTGTACAACTTAATTTAAGACCAGGGAATTGATATAAGGCTTCTTTATGTCGTACAAAGAAATTATTATCCCCAAAGAAAACCATATCCACCCACGGACCAAGCATATAAGCAACATTAATTCCTATAATATGCTTTTTATGAATAGATTCCATAAATGGTGAATAAAGGGAAAGTGGCTGTTTTCCAATAACTACGTCATTAACCACTTCCGAAGGAATTTGAAATTCCTTAGTTATTGATGGACCACCCCCTATAATCCATACATCACCACCCTCCCATATTCTTGGAACCGTCCAATTCATTACAAGACGTTTAAAACTTTTTCAGCCTCATTAAGTTCCATTGGAGAATCGTTGAAAACTTTTCCTAATTTATCAACAATATTCCATTTTCCATCCTCTGTTTGTGAAAGAGAATAGTTTACAACCTTTTTAGGTTTCTTAAAAGGATCTTCCGGTAATGCATCTACCGGAACAATTAAATCACGAAATGCAGTTGGAATTTCTTCAACTGTTGCAGTAAAAACTTGCCCCGGTTTAATATACCGATTATTCAAAATAAAAGAACCATTCCCTATCTTCTTCCAACGAATAGGCTTTGGAGCAAGAGGATCCAATTCAACAAGTTCTTTTGCTTTTTCCTCTTTAAGTTCCTCTTTAAGTTCAATCGGTACAATTTCTTCCAAAGGTTCTTCTACAAAACCTTCTTTTAATAGTGCTTCTTCGGTAGTTTCAGTAACTACATTTTTTCTTACTCTTGTTACCATTTTCTTATTTTTTAAAAAATCACTTGATTAGTGAAAAGCAATCAACTAAGACATATGAATAATCCCGGTACGTCCGTTGTAATCAGAACGAATCTGCGGAACCTGAATCGAAAGAACTTTGTATTTGTTGACAAAATTTCCTTCGGTAGACCACTGAACGTTGGTAAGACCCATACCACGAACAATACGAACGACATCGGTAGTCGTCTGAACCAACAGCACGTTGCTTGAAGCCAAACGGTCAATAACCTTGATGTCCTGAATCCCTGCAATCTTCATAATCCTTTCACGGATCGTGGTTCCAGGAGTAGTAGCATCGTAGTCATTGTCAAGACGTGTTTCATAGTTCGTCGGGATATAAAGTACCCAAGGACCGTAGAAATAATTGTTGATCGAAGCCTGTTTCATGGCAAGGACACTTTCAACAATCTTTACTCCAGTAGTAGCAGTATTAGCCCAATCACCATACGTGGAAAGAGTTACCAATTCACGATCAGGATAATTAACAAGGCTATAAATTGTACCACCACCAAAAGAATAGGTAGTAGAAGTAAACAACATATCTTCAAACTTCTCGGCTACACGACGGGCAGCACGTTCAGCAGAAGTAGTATCAAGAGCATTACCAAGACTACGACTTGCAGCCAACACACGGGTATTGATTTCGTAATCCACATGAACAATAGGAATCGGCAAATAAGTCGTTCCAAAAACCGGCCTGTCACCTTTGCTACGGGAAACGCCATCCATTGTCATTTCGGCTTCCATCGCATCGGAAACGGTATGCGATTCAAGAACCGTAGTACCCATTGCATTTCCAAGGTTGTAAACCAACCCACGACTAATAAGGTCATTAAATCCAGTCAAACGCTGTTCGGCAACACCAAGAATAGCGGCATCAAGTGCCTGCCATTCTTCCCGACGAAGTACGGCTTCGGTATTAACCTTAATCGTACCAAAATTTTCAGGTTTCTTAGGATCACCTCCTTTAAAAACTGATATAAAAGAACCAACTTTACCTTCCTCATCTATTGACAAAAAAGGACGCATCCGTGAAGGATTTAACTGATTGGTCTGGAATTTGACAGCAACCTCACCTTGTGCGGTTCCGTATCCGATTAAATCGACATTAGTTTCCATAAAATAATTTCCTCCAACCTTTTAGTTAATCCTTACAATAATACGACCTGAAGGGTCTTCTCCGGTAGAACCCGACATATCAACCGCTTCAACAACTTGACCAATAGGATTGGTTGTACTGACTTTAAGTTTCCCATCGCCATTACTTGCAACCCAATTCCCAATTACAGCCGTTTCTCCATCGGCCAACAGAGCGTAAACCATATCTCCGTGACCAGGAAGCCAACATTGGACTTTCTCATCAGCAGCAAAATTGACATCAATTCCACGCCCCTGAAGTTCATCTTCGAGAGCAAACATTGCAAGTGCTACACCCGTAGATGATGAATGAGGCTGTACCTTTCCGGCACTTGTCACTTCAATCAACATTCCCGGAGTAATAACACCAACTGCGGGATATTCTTCAATAACATCCGCATACTTTTTAATCTTAATGGTGTGTTTTGCCATTTTTAAAACCTCCTTTTATTAATTAATTTATTGAATAGGCAACATCAAAGGTTCAATCTTTCCTTTTTCTGTCGTAGCACCACGAAGCCCGTTCACAGAATAATCATGCATTTCACCTTTCTTAATAACTGATTTTTCCAGTTTTTGTAATGTATTTAAAGACATTACATTCAGTTCATCTTCACTCCAAGTATCTTTTTCAGTATTAGCTTGGATAGAAGCAATTAGAGCATCTTTTCTTTCCTTAAAAGTAGCAAGACCGAGATTTACTTCGGCTCTTACATTTTCAGGAAGAACATTCAGGTAATCGTCCAAACCTTTTGCATTAGTCTGAATCACTTTAACAGCATCTTCTACGGAAGGTACGGTAACATTTACCTGCATCTTTTTGGGAACGAGTTTATCCAACTTATCCTCGGTTAGTGCTTCCAACCATTCCCTATCTGTTTCGTCAAAATGAGTAGATTCGTGTGCAATTAGTTCGTTGACCCTTTCTTTACACGGTTCACACATTTCTTCTTCTTTTTTGTTGTTTACTTGAATATATTCAATTTTTCGCATAACTTTCACAGGTTCCCCTGTCAGTTCCATAGTTCCATCAGCATTTGTTTGATATGTTTGTTTGTACAATTCCGATTTTCCATCTTCAGTCCTTTTGTTATAAACAAGATACCCATCATATGCTTCTTCCAAATAGTAGTACACACCTTGTGTGTCCATGCTATTCAGCATATTATAGATACGGTTCATAATTGCAGAAAAACCTTCTTGGTTAATCGTGATTGGTACAACAGCAAAACCTTCTTTATTCAAATGCTTTAACATTTCTGAATTCACTGTTACTACATCCACATTTGTACCTCCCTCTTTTTTATTATTATTAACTCTCAAACCACACCCATCTTTCACTGAACACGCACCGACCTCTCCGGGCAGAAGAGCGAGATGATCCGGTCTATGATTGTGGGCTATTCTTTCGTACGTCTCTCCATTCCATTCACCTTCTTTTTCTTCGTTATCTGTAAAAACACCAATACTAACTTCCATTATATTTCCATTTTGTATGGATTGGACAGTTTCAGGTGATAATTCATTTAATTTTTCGCAGTTAAGTTTCAAAGTAGCTGTTAATTTATTATCCTTCATTACCGCTTCAGATACATAACCAACTACATACTGTTCTTCTATACCGTCTTCATGTACAGAAACAAACTCATCTCCAATCACAGGGTGATGTATTGTTACCGGAGCATTTTGCCATAATTCTACAGAATTAGATAATTCTTGAGAAGAATGAAAAGTTCTCCCACCACTTCCATTATGCACCCCTTCTACCATCATTACAACAGGGACAACATAATGAGGAACGTTTTCAATTACCTCAATTAAAGGTGTATATCCTTTTAATGTAAAATTTACACAAATTTCCATATCAGTAATTTTAAGTATTCCTATTCTTTTTAACAACAACAGGTAAGGCAATACAACGACATTGAGGATGTGCTGGTATCATCCCTTCTACCTCATCTAAGGTAAATCTCTTACCATTATTCTCAGCACAAATAGGACAAACACGATCATCATTGGTAGATCTCCATTCTGCAATAATGTACACCCCATCAATCCCCCAATTTCTAAACTCATTAATCATTGCTAAATGGTGGGCACGGATTAATTCTGTCCTTACCATGATTTCGGCTCTACGCATTGCTGGTATAAATCTTCCCAAACTATCCGTAATTCCTAAATCACCAACACCAGCCCCATTAATTACAGAAACAAGTTTCTTTGCTAATACCATAGCCCCATCTCCATCAGCTAATCCTTGTGCAAGTACACGGCTAATGAGTTGACTCATTTGTGAGGTAATCCCTTTCAACTCAGAATAAGCACGTACATACACAAGGGCTAAAGCATCTATCTGTAATGGTACGAATAGGTCTGTGAAAGAAATATCATAACCGGACTTTTCTAATTCTGATTGAGCACGTGTTCTACCTCTTTTATAACTGTCTGTTACGTATTTACCCCACCACGTTTTAAAATAAGCAGGTCCTGATTGTCCAAGGTCTTCTACCGTAATAATTCCTTTTTCAATTTGTTCTTCCAACCATTTACGAAATTCCTCAACTTTTTGTGCATTGCTTAAAAATTGGTAAGCTCTATCCCCTGGTTCAACAAATGTATGGATTTCTTTTAAACCAAAAACATCATCTGTGTCAACCAATTTCTTTATCTTATTTGCAAGTTCACGAAACCTACGATTACTTTCAGACACAGCCCTATTACGAAGAACCGTAGTCCTTGTAGGATCGTACCTGTTAGAAACAGAAGTTTTAGAATTGGTATTTACACAAAACTCACACATTGTTCATTCTTTACACAAAGTTAATATATTTTATAAAGACAACATAATTTTTTAAAACATTTATTTTTGGCTTATTCGTATCTCCTATAACCAAGTAATTCCGTACCGGGATATTTTGAAATTCGTACCTCATCGGATTGATTACCACCCAATACCCAAACATAGAACCCGTCATTCTTAACGTAAAAACCAACGTGTCCCTGCCAACCCATTGTGCCACGTTTGAATACGGCAATATCCCCAATTTCGGGAACCATAACTTTCTTACCCCAACCAAGCCAACTACGGGCAGCAAGATTTTTGGTAATAGGCAATCCAGCTTTCATAACACACCAATTTACAAAAGCAGAACACCAAGGTACTTCATCCTCTTTAATTTCAGGAAACCCAATTTCACTAAAATATTTTAGGATAACATTGTTTTCACCACCACGACGTTCTTTTTCACCGTATTGGCTTAAAGCAATTTCCCAAGCGAGTTTTTGTTTCGTATTCATAATATTTCACAATTACACATTAGTATAACAATAACAGCCACGTAAACAATTCCTATACAAGCAAAGAATATTTTCTCACTAAGTTGAGCGTTCAATATCATTTTCACCTCCTGCTCCGTAAGAGTAGGAACACTGCTGTCACAGGTAATACCTTTAATAAAATCTAACAACATTTCTTTTTCTTTTTAAAAGGTTTCCATGAAAGGGGAATAACCAGTTTTATTCCAAACAGCCTTATTCCCCTATCACTTCCAAGAAACTTCCATTTAGCTAACTTGAGTTTCATCTTTCTTCAGCCCATCTTCTCCCCATACCATGACAAGGAATATAAGGACAACCGAAAGGGCCTGTTCAATAGCCTCTTCAAGCTTATCCTGAGGGA